GAGTTGCCCGGCATCGTCGATGAAGTTGTGACGTTGGCCGAGATCAAGGCCGAAGACGGTGCGCCCTATCGCGCCTTCGTGACGCACACGCTCAACCCCTATGGCTTTCCAGCCAAAGACCGTTCGGGCCAGCTCGAAATGCTCGAACCCCCAAACCTGCTCGCGCTCATTGAGAAGTGCGCAGCAGCAACCCAACCTCAAAACAACAAGGAGTAAACCATGTCCGCTTGGAACGATTTCAACGATGCCGAACAACAACAATCATTTGACCTGATCCCCAAGGGCACGGTAGCTCCGGTGCGAATGACGATCAAGCCGGGTGGCCATGACGATGCCAGTCAAGGCTGGACGGGTGGCTATGCAACTCAGAGCTTTGAGACGGGGAGCATCTTCCTTGCCTGCGAGTTCGTGATTCTGGACGGTGAATACGCTCGTCGCAAGATGTGGTCGAACGTCGGCTTGCACAGCTCTAAGGGACCTGCCTGGGGAAGCATGGGGCGCACATTCATTCGTGCTGTCCTGAATTCTGCTCGCAATATCCAGCCGCAGGACAACTCTCCCCAAGCGTCAGCCGCACGTCGCATCCAAGGCTTCAACGAGCTCGATGGCATTGAATTCGTGGCACGTATTGATGTTGAAAAGGACGGACGCGGTGAACTTCGCAATGTGGTGAAGATTGCCGTGGAGCCTGACCAGGCCGACTATCCGCGTGCGTCAGCGCCTGCCGCTCAACGTCCTGCTGCGACCTATCAAGCACCTCCTGCCAGCAGTGCTCCTGCACAGGCCGGGCGCGCACCTGTCTCGGGCAAACCGAGCTGGGCTCAGTAAGGAGGGTTAATGAAATGCTGGGTCTGCAACAGACAGGCCCGGGGTTTCGGCCACACCGACAACCGTCATGTTGTGGGCCATCCCCGGCGCTACCCAATCGACTGGGTTTTCTGCTCGAAAAAATGTCAGGACGTCTTCCATGCGATGTACGGGAACTGGCAGCGCGCACTCGATGGGCGAGTCGATATGAAGGAGGTTCCCATGATCGATCCTTCTGATATCGAGCTGGCCTCCATGAAGAAGTGCCTTAAGGCATTCGGTGAGTCAGCAGGCGAAATTGGATTTGACAAACCACTTGGGGAATATTCCGAAGAGCAAGCCCTGCGCGTTATCGATGCCATCGTGACGTGCTGGACCGATGCCATGCTGGCACATCACGAGCAGACGAAGTTTCCGCCAGTGCGTGGGATGAAGGCAACGCCTGATCCTCTGGCACACCCATTCGCCGACATGGAGGATGACTTGCCTTGGGTGGTGGAAGGAGAGAAGAAATGATGGACTTCAATTCTTCTTCCAGCATCTCGGGTCAGGTCAGTGCGCTCATCGATGCCGCGCTGCAAAAGCGCCAGGCCGAACAACGTCCGAGAAGTTATCTCGGTGCATCGCGCTTAGGCGTCTCTTGCGAGCGAGCCTTGCAGTACGAGTTTGCGAAGGCTCCAGTAGATCCTGGTCGTGAGCATCCTGGTCGATTGCTTCGCATCTTTGAGCGTGGCCATCTCTCAGAGGAAAGCATGATCCAGTGGATGCGGCAAGCAGGCTTTGATCTGCGCACGACCAAACCCAATGGTGAGCAATTCGGATTTGCGGCACTCGATGGTCGCTTGGCTGGCCACATTGACGGTGTGATCGTTGATGGTCCTGATGGCTTTAAGTATCCCGCCTTGTGGGAGAACAAATGTCTTGGCTCCAAGTCCTGGCGTGACCTCGAGAAAAACAAGCTGGCGATCTCAAAGCCGATCTATCACGCACAGGTGGTGCTGTACCAGGCCTATCTGGAGCTGCATGAGAACCCTGCGGTTTTCACGGCAGTCAATGCCGACACCATGGAGATCTATACCGAGCTGGTGCCCTTTGATGCGGCATTGGCGCAGCGCATGTCTGACCGTGCGCTCAAGGTGATCTCTGCGACCGACGCGGGCGAATTGCTCGCTCGCACTTACCAAGACCCCACTCATTTTGAATGCCGGATGTGCTCATGGCAGGACCGGTGCTGGAGACAACTCAATGACGGACGTTAATCAAATTCTCAGCGAAAAGCTGGTCGATGCACATGAGGCGGCCTACTGCTTGAAGATGCCTTTGTACCTTTTCACACACCCCAAAGAGCGTGAACGTCTTGGGTTGCCGCATTACCGCGTCGGGAAGATGGTTCGCTTCAAGGTGAGTGAACTGATGGAGTGGATGCAGGCGGGGGGAGAAAAGTTGGATGCTTGATTTCAATGACAACGACTCGCCTGCGCACAAAGACACGGACGCCACCAGGGAGCAGTTGCGTGCATCACTGATTGATCGACTCGAATCGGTGCTGACGGGATTGTTCCCCGCTGGTAAGAAGCGACGCGGCAAGTTCCTGATCGGGGATGTCTTGGGCAGTCCTGGTGACAGCCTCGAGGTTGTCCTTGACGGGGAAAAGGCAGGGCTCTGGACAGATCGAGCCACTGGTGACGGCGGCGACATCTTCGATCTGATCGCGGCCTACCTCGGCGCAGACGTTCAGTCCGACTTTCCACGGGTGCTGGGCTATGCCGCTGAAATGGTCGGCCAAGCTGCACCCACCCCAACCCGCAAGGCAAAGAAGGAAGCTCCGGTCGATGAGCTGGGACCAGCTACGGCCAAGTGGGACTACTTTGATCCCACTGGTCACCTGATCGCTGTCGTCTACCGCTATGACCCACCCGGGGGCAAGAAGGAGTTCCGTCCCTGGGATGCAAAGCGACGCAAGATGGCCCCGCCTGATCCTCGCCCGCTGTACAACCAGCCGGGGATGATTGCTGCCGAACGGGTGATCTTGGTCGAAGGCGAGAAGTGTGCGCAGGCATTGATTGCCGCAGGGATCACAGCCACGACAGCAATGCACGGAGCCAACGCACCGGTGGACAAAACCGACTGGTCACCTTTGGCGGACAAGGTCGTCCTAGTCTGGCCGGATCGGGATAAGCCGGGCTGGGAGTACGCGATGGCAGCGGCGCAGGCGGTATTGGACGCTGGCGCTCTCTCATGCGATGTGCTCTTGCCGCCAGATGACAAAGCCGATGGCTGGGATGCTGCCGATGCGTTGACCGAGGGCTTTGACGTTGACACGTTCATTGCGTCTGGGCCGCGCATGTGCGTGAAGTCGACCAAGGCCATGACAACGCAGGACGCCACGGTGTGGGCGACCGACGATGCACTGACGCTTGCGTTCACCTCCCGATACGCGGATGAGTGGCGCTATTGCGCAGCCTGGGGGAAATGGCTGGTGTGGACCGGTTGCCGTTGGCAGCCCGATGAAACCTTGATGTCACATCACCTCATTCGCGCCATCTGCCGTGAGGCAGCACTCAAGGTGGATTCGCATCGCCTGGCTGCCAAGTTGCTGGCCAGCAGCACCGTGGGCGGTGTCGATCGCATGGCCAGGTCGGATCGTCGGCATGCCTCCACCACCGAGGAGTGGGACGCCGACCTGTTCTTGCTCAACACCCCTGGCGGCGTGGTCAACCTCAAGGTGGGCGTGACGCGTCCGCACGACCGAGCTGACCGCATGACCAAGATTGCCACGGCCACTCCGAAGGGCGACTGCCCGCAGTGGAAGGCATTCTTGAACGACGTGACCGGCGGCGACCTTCTTCTGCAGGAGTACTTGCAGCGCATGGCGGGCTATTGCCTGACAGGGGCGACCAGCGCCCACGCATTGTTCTTCCTGTACGGGACCGGTGCGAACGGCAAGTCGGTGTTCGTGAACACCTTGGCCAGCATCTTGGGCGATTACGCCACGAGCGCACCCATGGACACGTTCATGGATGCACGGGGAGATCGTCATCCAACTGACCTGGCTGGTCTGCGCGGCGCACGCTTTGTCGCATCAGTGGAAACCGAGCAAGGCAGGCGCTGGAACGAGTCAAAGGTCAAGGCCATCACGGGTGGCGACAAGGTGTCGGCACGCTTCATGCGTCAAGACTTCTTTGAGTACATCCCGCAGTTCAAGTTGCTCATTGCGGGCAACCACAAGCCATCGATTCGCAACGTGGACGAGGCCATGAAGCGGCGTCTTCACTTGATTCCCTTCACGGTGACGATTCCGCCCGAGAGGCGGGACGGCAAGCTCACGGAGAAGCTGTACGCAGAGCGTGACGGCATCTTGGCCTGGGCGGTCGAAGGGTGCCTGGCCTGGCAACGCGATGGCCTGCGTCCACCCGAGTGCGTGGTCTCCGCAACCGAGGAGTATTTCGAAGCGGAAGACGCCTTGGGCCAGTGGATCGAAGAGCGCTGCATCTTGAGCAAG